TGCTAGGATGCTATGGAATTGCAATGGTAAAAAGAGTAGTAAAAAATAAATATGAGTGAGTTTGTAATTAATGAATTAGGTAGATTAGAATTCACAGGATATGTGTCTGGTAGATTTTTAATTAACGGTGCAGAATGGTTAATGTTAAAAGAGGTAGATGTACTATTTAATAAAACTATTGGCGATCTTGATTTTAAAGGTTTATTCACTTATGAAGTTATAACACAAAGAATTGAGGAAAAATAAATAAATTAAACACAATCAAAAGTACGTTAGCTTATGATAGGAAATAAGAATGCAGAGAAATGGACGTTTGAAGAGTCAGAGAGGTTATTATTAGAGGCAGTTGAAATATCTAAAGATCAAGATTTTGATTTTATAGGAGAGGTTGCAAAAAGTCAAGATACATATCATCATGTTTACAGTTATTTAGCTGAGAAATTTACAGAGTTAAAGCCTTTATTGAAGCAGATAAAATGCAATTGTGAAAGTAATTGTTTTTTCAACGGTAAAAGAGGAAACATAGTACCAAGTATGGCTATCATGAATTTAAAAAGTAATCATGGGTGGACTGATAGAGTAGAAACAGACGTTACAACAAAAGGAAAAGAAATAAATAATACTCCAATAGTAAACTTTGTAAAATCAGAGAATGATTGATATAAATGAAAAATATCAACCTTTGTTTTATAATAAAGATAAGCGTTATCATATTGTTACAGGTGGTCGTGGTTCTGGTAAGTCATTTGCAGTAACTTTGTTTTTGGTACTTCTTACTGAGCAAAAGAATGAGGTTATATTATTTACTAGATATACACTTACATCTGCACACATTTCTATTATACCAGAATTTTTAGGAATGATTGAATTATTGGGGTGGCATGATAGATTTACAATCACTAAGGACCAGGTAGTAAATAATATTACAGGATCTAAGATTTTATTTAAAGGTTTAAAAACATCTTCAGGAACACAAACAGCTAATTTAAAAAGTTTATCGGGTGTTACGTGTTGGGTATTGGATGAAGCAGAGGAGCTAATTGATGAAACAGTATTTGATAAGATTGATTTATCAGTGCGTTCTAAGAATGCACAAAATAGGGTGATCATGATTTTAAACCCTACAACTGCTGAACATTTCATTTATAAGAGATGGTTTGAACAAGGGCAAAAAGAAAACACTTGTTATATTCATACTACATACTTAGATAATAAAGAGAATCTTGATGAGTCAATATTAAACGAGGTTGAGGAAATGAAATTAACCAATCCTAAGAAATACAATCATGTTATTTTAGGGGGTTGGTTAGAAAAAGCAGAGGGAGTAATATTTGATAATTGGAAAAAAGGAGAGTTTGATGTGTCACTTCCTGTAATGTACGGTATGGACTTTGGATTTTCAAAAGATCCTACAACATTGGTTGCAGTTGCTATAAATTGGAGAAAAAGAAAGATTTATATTAAGGAATTGCATTACGCAAAAGATAAGGGAACAAGTGATGTTGTTAATATTTGTAAATTAGTACCTAGAAACGCTTTAATAATTGCAGATAGTGCAGAGCCTAGATTGATTAGTGATGTGAGAAGGGCAGGTGTTAATATTAAGCCATGCGTAAAAGGTCAAGGTTCAGTGTTAGCAGGTATTGCATTGCTATTAGATTTTGAAATAATAGTTGATCCTAATTCGTATAACACACACAACGAATTGAATAATTATATTTGGAGTGATAGAAAAAGCAAAACACCAATAGACGCTTTTAATCACATCATTGATCCTATTAGATATGTTGCTAGTTGGCAGAAACATAGCACTAAAACAGTAAAATACACACGTAGATAAAAAAGCTATGGCAGAAAAAATAAAAATATCGGATCTATTTGATTTCTCAGATGTACAGGATTTAGAGGAGTTGTATAGGAGATTAGAGCAGATTAATACAATATATAAGAAACTTGCTAGTGATATTAGCCAAGAGTCTAAAGTTATTCAGAACGGTATTAATGGTACTGAGAAAGCAGTTAAGGACTTATCAGACGCTTTAAAAATTGCTAGTGATGATGTTGATATTAAAAAGCTTAGTGATGCTATTGAAAAACAAGCAGCAGCAAACAAGAAACTAACAGCACAAAATGAAAAGTTAGTTGAGCAGAATAAAAAGCTTAAAGAATCTCAGAAGGAGGTAAACGAAGAAGGGAAAGAGGCAGAAAGACTACTAAAACAACAAGAGAAACTTAAAGCTAAAATTAGTCAAGCAACTGGAGAAGAAGCTAAACAAAATGCTATTTTAAAGCTCGAATTACAGCGAGTAAATAAAGAGACTAAAGAACAAGCAAAGGCAGCAGCAGGACTAGAAAATGCTTATCAGAAATTAGTAAAAGAAACTAGAGAGGCAAAGAATGAGGCGAAAGATTTAGGAGCGCAATTAATTAGGACTAATAAACAATTTGGTGAAGGATCTAAAGAAGCATTAGAGTTAGGTAGAAAGTTTGATATTGCAGCTAAAAAAGCAGATGGTTTAGATAAGGAATTAAAAGATTTAGATGCGAGTGTAGGAGATTTTCAACGCAACGTAGGTAATTACGAGAGTGCTTTAGACGGAATTGGTCAAGGGTTTAGTAGTGTGTTAGAACTTGCTACTCCTGTTGGTTTAGCAATTGCAGCAGTAGGTTTAGCTATTGAGGGCATAGGTGCATTAGCAGAAACAGTACAAGAAACTAATCAGCAATTAAAAGAGACAGCACAATTAACTGGATTAAGTGGTGAGCAATTAACACAATTCACATCTCAAGTCAGGACAACTGCAAAAGTATTTGATCAAGAGTATAAGGAAGTTTTAAATACAGTTAATCAAGTAACGAAAGAATTTGGTATAGAAGGAAGTGAAGCTATTGATTTAATTAATTTAGGATTTACAAGAGGTGCTAATATTAATGATAATTACTTAGATCAATTAAGGCAATTCGCACCACAATTTACAGCAGCAGGATTAAGTGCAAGAGACTTATTTGATGCAGTAGCTATATCATCTCAACAAGGGTTTTTAGATGATAAGTTTTTAGACACAATTAAAGAGAGTGGTTTAAAGCTTAGAGAACTAACAAAAGCTCAAGAGGATGCGTTAGCTCCATTGGGAAAATCAAGAATAGAAGCTATAAAAACACAAATCGAGATAGGTAAAAGCTTTGAAGCAACTAAATTAGTAGCAAAGGGTTTGGAGGAAGTAGGAGTGTCAGCTCAACAAACACAGACAATCTTTGCAGATGTATTTGGTGGAGCAGGTGAGGATTTAGGCTTAAGGGGTATTAGAGCTTTAGGTAATTTTAATGAATTACAAAAGGAGATAAACGCTAACTTAACCGAACAACAAAAGAAACAATTAGAGATATTAAAAGTTGAGGAACAATTAGCAGCAGCAGAGGTAAGATTAGGTGAGGCATTTAAAAATAGTGGTCAATTGATGATGTTAAAGAGGGTTTTGATGAACTTACGCCGTTATTTAATGAAGCTAAACAGTTGATCACTGAATTAGCTGAAAGTTTAGGGTTAGGTGGTGATGGTTTAACCGATTTCTTGAAGAAGTTTAATCCTGTAACATTAGCAATTGAACAAGGTATTTTCTTTTGGAAGATATTTCTAAACACTATTATCTTTGTTGTAGATATTCTTAAAACAACGGTAGATATTACTAAACAAGTAGGTAATGCGTTAATTGATTTTGCTACTAGTTTTAGCCCTGTGAATGATATTGTAGAAGGATTTACAATGCTTTTTAAAGATTTGTTTAATGTATTCTCTCAAGCGCCACAGTTTTTAAGTGGATTACAAGCAGCGTTTTTTGAGACATTTAAACAGATAAGAGAACTATTTACAAATACAGTTGAGGTTATTAAATTAGGTATTGAGGGAGCATTTAGTTTAGATTTAGCAAAAGTAAAACAGGCAATTGCATTGAGTGGACAAGGTGTTACAAATGCAGGAAAAGAAATAGCATTAGCATTTCAAAAAGGCTTTGAAGAGACAGCACCAATTACAACTGCTGTAAAAAAGGATAGTCAAAACGCTGTAAAGGAGTTGGAAAAATCTAATAAACAAATTGCAGCTAAAACAACTGAGCAAAAGAAGAAAGATAAGGATACAAAAGATAAGGCTTTTCAACAGGAATTAAAAACCATTAATGATGAGGCTGCTCAAAAAGAAAGTTTACTAAAACAACAAAGAACTGACCAATTAATTAGTGAACAAGAATTCCAAGATCAATTACTAATATTGAAGTTGGAAAGATTAGAGGCTGAAAAAGCATTGTTGGAGGAGAATAAAAAAGATACAATAGCAGTTCAAAGACAAATTGATGATCTATTATTAAGTGAACAAAAGAAAAGTGAAAAAGCAGGTATTGAGCAACAAAAAGCAGCAGCAAAGGAGAGTGAAAGGATCGACAAAGAAAAGGCAGCGAGAAAGAAAAGAAAATTAGCAGAGGATGCAGCTATTATAAAATTTGAAAATGATAGAATTAAGAAAAGAGAAGAACAAGAACGACAAGATAGAGCAGATAGAGCAAATGATCCAATAGTACAAGCAGGATTAGATGGTTTACAACGTAGGGTTGAAAATGAAGCTGTATTAGCAGGAATTGTAGCATTTAGAGCAAGTTTAGAGAATGGTGATGATTTACAAACAGCTTTAAGTAATGGAGGAAAAGCAGTAGCAGCAGCAAAAGTATTTGAAGTAGCAGCAACAGGTTTCCATGATGGTGGTTATACAGGTGATGGTGGAGAATATGACGCAGCAGGTATTGTGCATAAAGGGGAGTTTGTAAACACCAAACAGCAAACAACTAAGTACAACATGAGAGGTTGGAGCGCTCAAGATTTTGATACTGCAGTAGATAACGGGTATTTTAATCAATTTGCAGATGTTAATAATGCCACTGCTGAACAATTGAACGTTAATAAACAAATAGTAGTTAATAATAATAATAAAGAAGTAGTTGATAAAATAGAATGGTTGGCATCACAATTTCCTAAAGAACAATTAAAAGAAGTTGG